AGACAGGAAGAGTATTGGAACCTCAAAGGCTTTGTGCAGGCTGTAAATGCTGAGCGCGTCAAGAACGTACAAAGCCCAGCCGACCATCAGGTGACTGAGTCTCCCAAATCTATGGACACTGAGACACTGGCTCGCGAAGGCATCGGCCTCAACGAGAACAGCAAGCGCCGCGTAGATATTGCAAACGAATTAAAGGACAGAACAAACACCCAGCCTAAGACTAAGGCTGAAATTCGTGATGACATCAGTGATGCCGAGCGCCAAATCATGGACGCGATTGTGGACGAAGAGTCTGCAAGGAACGTAATGAACCGCGCTATTGAGATGCAGAACGACCCAGCGGCAAGCGCAATGGCCGCTCGCATTATCGACGTAGCCGCCAAAAAGCTACACGACATGGGCGTTGAGAACCCACTGCCAGTCAAAACGCCGAAGGTATCTAAGGCGATAGCAAAGGTAGTCGAGAACAAGGTTGGCATGGACGACGATGTTGGTGTCGACCCCGGCTCACCTGAACACATTAAAGTTTATTCACGACTAATCACTCACCGTGACAACAGAACCCAGTACGTTGCTCGCCAGTTGTTCCACCGCATGTCTATACTCATGGGCGATGACATGCCAGTCAGCGAGTACAACGCCAACATTATGCTGGGCAGAGACCCTGTGCAGTTTGGCGATGACGACTTAACGCCTATCTCCTCGTCAGGAGACCTGTTCGTCGATGTGATGAAGCGCATGCGTAAACTGTCACAAGAGGCGATAAACCCTGAGAGCGGTGACGTAAACAAAAGCGTGGGTGAGATTGTGTTCCACATGCTCCCACCATCAGAGAAGGCAACTATCTCTGAGTGGGCGGCAACAAGCGGCGAAGCACCATCTGAGTTTTATGCAAATCAAGTTTCTGCTTTAGCCAAAAGAGGCAAGGTAAACTTCAACGTAGAAGACGGCAAGGCTGGCTGGGTAAAGCGAGCAAACCAAGTTCGTCGCATCATTAAGCAAGGCCAAGAGCAAGCAGAGTTTATAGTGAACGGCCTTGCAGACGCAGAAGGCCAGACAATGCGACTGGCATTCGGCGACATGTTCGCCCCTGCTAGACAAAAAGCACCACACATGAATGCCTCAGACGCGGTTCACCGTAATTCTGTAAGCCCTGTCATCGCTGGCAAGTACGCAAACGAAGTTGTTAGCGGTATGTCAGGCAAGGTTGAGCAATCCGCAAGAGACTTCTTGGGCATATCGCCAGCCGAACCAATGAACAAGCATGTCATGTTCAACAGGGCGGCAGACAGCGAAGTGAACGGTGTCTCTGTTACTGAGAATGGAGAGTACGGAACAGGTGTCTATGTAGAACGGCCAGCCGATGTAGAAAAATCTTACAGCCCAGACAACTTCCAAGCTGATATGTCGGCTCGCATCAACAGCGCTGGCCTCAACGGCACGACTCGCGAAGCGGCTATGGATGCAGTCAAAAAGATTATGGGCTTGAGAGAGCGCATCAAGATGGCATCCAATGGAGGCAAAGGCAAAGCACATCTGCGCGACTTGCTATACATGGAAGACTTGCAGTGGAAAGTGTTGCGTAGCTTTAGCCCTCTATTGCCAGACAACAAAGTATCTCCACTTCTAGTTAGAGTGCAGAACACATTTGACCTGACCAGCGACAGCCAGTTCACAATAACAGGCGATACTCCTGACAGCATCGGCCACTTAGTCGCAGACATGGCTGAAGCTGGTTTGATAAATGACCGGGGCGTGCGTCGACTTGTACAAATGCTACCTCAGAATTTTACAGGCCGGGAGTTCCACACTGCACTGACACACCCAGAGGTCGGGGTGCTTCACTTGGAAGGTAGCGCAACTAACTCAACTGATGCACTGAACAAGGTCAACCAGTTCTTTACAGATTATGGGTTTGATTCAATATCGACTGACAACGGCATGGTCGTCTTCAGTGACAACAATGTACGCCATGTAAAGAACGGCTTTACTGAGTCTGAGACTGCTGGCTCTCTTAGCGAGAAGCATGGTGGCGACATCAAGATGGGCGGCACAGTCGCTATGGAGATGTTCTACCGTAATGAGCCAATGGACAAGGGATTTGCTCCCGGTGTTGCGGCTGAACTAGAGCGCAGTGGCACTAACGCGGCCACGACTAAGACAGCCCTGAAGATACTAAAGGGTCAAGACCTGAACTCAGAAGACGTGGAGCGTGCAGGCTTGTTCTCATCGGTGCGTAACTTCTTCACAGAAAACTCACGGTTGTTCAGGACTCAGGGCGCTAAATGGTTTGGCGACTTAGTAAAACCACTAAACGGTGCGGGCTTGTTTGAGCGGCACGACGTAGAGCTAAACACGATACTGGCTCCAATATATAAAGAGCTAAACAAATTGCCGGGTAGCAAGAATGGCTTTAATCGTTGGGCCAGAAAGAACGTAGAGTTCATCAATTCTATAGGCCAGCCCGCCAGCCACAAGCGTATCCTTGATGCACTTCGGAGAGGCCGCGCACAAGTCGAGCGACTAGACCCGCAAGAAAGAAAGGTCGCACTAAGCATTGCGTCAGCCTTCGAGAAGGAACTCAACTCCCTAAGAGAGATGGGTATGCCAGTCGGAGATGCACGCCGCTACGGTAACGACTTCTATGTCCCACAAGTCTGGGACTCTGAAGCAATACTGGCCAACCCAGACCGCTTCCAGAATTTCCTCCGTGAGTTCTTTATCAGAGAGCAGAACAAGCCAGACTTTGACGGCACCAAGAAGTCCTCCGGTGATATAGAAAAGCTAGTCACGGCGACTTACGGGCGCATGACTGGTGAAGGCGGGATACTAGAAGGAACAGATACTCTGACAAAAGCACTGTCAGACCCGATGACAACTCGTATGCTGAGACTGAGCGCCGAAGACTACAATGGTCTCAGTGAGTTCTTAGTAAACGACTTGGATGGCCTGCTGGCACGCTACTTTGATAGAACAGTTCGTAAGCGCCAACTGTCTGCCAAGTTCGGGTTGCAGGGTCATGGTTTTGACACATACTCAACAGTAATCCAGTCGGGGCCAGAGGCCGCCGCCGAGATACTGATGACAAATCAGAATCTAGTCGTGCATCGCAACACACTTCAGGGGCGTGCCGACACAGAGAACCTGATTATCCCTCGACTAAACATAAGACGGGAAGAAGCTCTCGACCTAATACGTCAGGTAAAGCAACTGATTGCCAGTGACGAAGTACATGGTAAGCAGAAGGCAATAAACCAACTGCTGAACGCTGGAGATATATCATCCCGCGACTTCCCTCAGTACCGGATTCGTGTCGATGCTATTGTCAACGCACTGTCTGACTTCCCTCAAGGTGGCGCACCGAGAAGCCTCATCGGTAAGATGGAGAACTTTAACAATGTATTGAACAAGCGCCCGATTGATGGTTCAGACGGCTCTGGTTTATCTCATAAGTTCACCAGACACATGAAGGCATTTAACTCAGTGTCTCTTCTGGGATTCACAACCCTAACATCTATACCCGACATCGCGTTGCCACTCATCAGAAGCGGTAACATGCGAGCGTTTGCCACGGCTTGGTCAAAATACATGACCGACCCAGCATATAGAGCGGCGGCCAAGAATATTGGTGTCGGTATTGAGAACCTACTGCATGACCGCATGGTTCAGATGGGTGGAGAGGGTTCACAAAAATTCACAAACGCCTTCTTTAACTTCACACTACTTACACCTTGGACAAACATGCAACGCGAAGTCGCGGCGATGGTTGGATTTGAGGCGTTCAAGACTGAAATCAACCGCGCTGTTAGATTGCGTATGGGTGGTAAGAAGGACAGCGGTGCATACAAGCAGGCAGTTCGTTTCCTTGAGCGGTATGGTTTGACGGGAGAGAATGCTTCTCACGACTTCTTGGCTCCAAACAGCTACCGTATTGACGACTTGCCGAACAACGAAATCGTCAGCAACCAAGTTAAGGCGGCGATGTTGCGCTTCACAAACGAAGCCATCTTCACACCTAACCCTAACGACATACCAATGTGGGCGCAGACACCTTGGGCGAGCTTGATGTTCCAACTCAAGTCCTTCCCTCTAATGATGTCACGACTAACTACAGACGTATTGTCTGAGGCGGCCAAAGGAAATGTTAAGCCACTGACGTACTTGCTAACAGCAGGCGTTGGACTTGGTATGCTCTCAGTCGGGGTGAAGGATGTCGTCCAGTCTCGTGGTGGCGAAGACCAAAGAAGCCCAGAGTTCCGCAAACGCGCACTCAGTAAGATACTGCCAGTGGAAGAAGGTGGTGATTATGATGAGCGTCTTGGCTGGTATGCCGAAGGCTTAATGGCTATGGGTGGGTTGGGTCTGTTCGCAGAACTTCTCTACAACTCATCAGCCCAGCTAGACAATGGTAAGTACGGATACGTCCGCACAATGTCATACCTACTCGGCCCAACAGTAGGCTCATCAGAAGTAGCATTCGACGTAAGCGCTGGCATAGCAGACGGCTTAGTCGGAGATGCGGAGAAGAACTCTAAAGAACGTCAAGGCGCACGCCAAGTTGCAAGTCGTATCCCTGTACTGGGTGGCATATCTGCCTTCCGTGAAGGTGCGGCAGACCTGTTCGGTGAAGCGGGCAGTGGCGGTAAGAAGAAAGGGTTTGGTCAGTCAGGTTCCTTCGGCTCCAAGTTTGGAAAAGGTAAGTTTGGAGAATGAGCGACATACTTCTGAAACATAAAGTAGGCCCACGGCTAATGATGATGGTGATGACAGCCATGTATATCCGTGTGATTGAGTGGGGAATTTCACTTGAAGATTTGTCCACTCAACAGAGCGCCATGATTTCAGTGTGCAGTGGGAGCATGACAGGCTCGTTTGCAATATGGATGGGGAGCGAGACCAAAAATGGCAAGTAAGTTAAATGAGAATAGCGAGATTACTATACCACTCAGGAACCTAGTGAGTTTAGTGGCCTTCACTGCCGTATCTGTATGGGTCTACTTCGGCCTAGCAGAGCGCATCAACTTTTTAGAACACACCATGACGATGACTATCGTAGAGGTGGAAGAGAATGACGACTGGATTGATGACTTCAAGCCGCCAGAAGATGTGACGAGAGCAGTCGCACAAGTTCACGAACTGGAAATAAAAGTAGCAGAAATACTACACCGAATAGAAACATTGGAAGGTAGATAATGTTAGCAGTTCTCGGAAAAATCCTTGGTTCAGACAAGGTAATTAGCAAAGGCATAGACCTCTTGGACAGTTTCCATACGTCTACGGAAGAGGAGATAGCCGCTAAGTCGAAAGCAAAACAAGATTTATTATCAAGTTACGCTCCATTCAAGGTGGCCCAACGCTATCTCGCTCTGATGTTTGGACTCACATACCTGTCTGTCTTTGTGATTGTCATGTCTATGACGCTGGCAGGCAAGGGAGACATAGACAGCGTGAAGTCTGTAATGGGTGATTTCTACATAGGTGAAATCATGTTTGCCATCATCGCTTTCTACTTCGGTGGGGGAGCGTTTGAGGGAATCATGGAAAAGAGAAAGGCTAAATAATGTTCAAACTATCTCAACGAAGCGTCGGCCGACTAGCTGGCGTAGACGAAGCCCTGACTGAATGTGTTGTTCGAGCTATCGAACTGACCAAAGTCGACTTCGGTGTGACATGCGGGATGCGTACTTGGGAAGAACAAGAACGGCTACTCGCCGCAGGCAAGTCGCAAACTATGAAGTCGAAACACCTAGACGGCAAGGCTGTCGACTTAGTCGCATATTGCGATGGTCAGATTTCTTGGGAGTTAAATCTATACGACGATGTAGCTGAAGCTATGCGTTCAGCCGCCAATGAGACAGGGCTTGAAGGATTACGTTGGGGTGCGGCTTGGCAGATACCTGACATTCTTGAGTTCTATGGGACGATGGAGCAGGCCAACTTAGAGTATATTGATTTAAGAAGGTCGCAAGGTCGTCGGCCATTTATCGACGCACCTCACTTTGAGATTGGAGCTTAAAATGTACACAGTAAAATCAGGCACTCGCTCAGTAGGTAATGTCAGCACCTCCTCACGCCCTACTCAGTACGCCAAGGCGGGGCGCATTGGCAACATGAACACTAAGGGCTGTCCCTGCATCACAGGAGAAATGAAGTATGGCACCAAGAGCGCCAAAAAAACCGGCAAAACGTGACGCTTGCTACAAAAAAGTTAAGGCTCGGTACACGGTTTGGCCAAGTGCATATGCGTCTGGCGCTTTGGTTAAGTGTAGAAAAGTGGGCGCAAAAAACTGGGGTAACAGTAAGAAAAAAGGAAAGAAATAATGTACGGAAAGAAAAAAGGTAAAGGCAGTGGCCGGAAGAAGTAGTGCAAACAGCCTCAAGACTTGGTTCTCTAAGAACGGGGGCAAGGGCTGGATTGATTGTAAAACAGGCAAGCCGTGCGGGCGCAAGAAGGGTGAGAAGCGTAAGGGCTACCCTGCTTGCCGTCCGACTAAAGCGCAATGCACATCTGCTATGCGGAAAAAGAAAAGCAGTAAACGAATATCATGGAAGGCTTGAATGGAACCCATAAGCGTAGCTCTTGCCGCAGTCGCCGCCATCAAAAGCGGCGTCCAGATGGGCAAAGATATTTCCACGTTGGGGAAGGAAGTCGGTCAGCTATGGGGTGCAATCGACACAGTAAAGAACGCACACAGTAAGAAAAAGAATAATCGTGGCTCAGCAGAAGAAGAAGCGCTTAGCACATTTATGGATGCTAAACGCGCACAAGACTTAGAAGATGAACTACGTCAAATAATTCTTTACACACGAGGGATGGACGCTTGGCAAGAACTGCTACGTCTGCGTGGGCAGATAAGGAAAGAGCGGCAAGCACAAGAGAAAGCTCGGATAAAAAGAAACCGACAAATTTTAGAGATTGCCATAGGCGCAATACTCTTGAGCCTCGGCCTTGTCGGCCTCGTTGTCTTTGCCATCTTCTTGTTTGAGCGACGACGTGGCGGTTGATGTCTCTCCGCTACAGCACTCATTAACATACAGCTTACACACACTACACTGAACATGCCCATGTACCTCTACTGTGCCAGAACTGTGGCATCTCGGACACAGCCCAGCGTCGATGGCTCTTTGCCATGAGCCGTCACCTTGAATAATCATATCGCCCTCGCTTGCATCTTCACACCAATCGCTGAGTCTATCTGGTCGTACAAAAGACTAGGCGCACCTTGGTTCACTATTGTTATGTCAGGCTCAGCAGGCAGGGCTTCGCTAGGATGTTTGTCTCCTGTTTCGGAAGTTGGGTTCTGGAGGAGAATGACTAACCCCCCTAACCTCTTCACCCGCATCACTTCGTTGTCGAAGCGACAGTCGTCGACTACGACCGGGCGACCCGACTCCAAGAGCTTCGTCACTTGCTGTTCCCAGAGATTTCCCCACAGGTCTACGCCGATACACTCTCGACCCCATTCCGTTCCCAAACTCTGCATCGCCCATCGTGGTGTCCTTCCGCATAGCAACTTAGAGGGCTTGTCTTTTAGCTCACCCTCAATATGTCTGTCATCCAGTCCCATCGTGCGAAGCATATCCTTCAGCGGGCCAGCGAACTTGACCCTAGTATAACCTAATCCATCGACTAAGTAGTCCGCAGAGAAGGTCTTGCCACTCCCCATATATCCACAAAAAGCTATCAATCTCATTCGTCCAGCAACCCCATCTTTAATTCAGCAACCTCTCTGTTGATGTACTTTAATTTGTCGAGCGCTTTGCGCCTGTCGCTGAACGCAGTCTCAGTCGCCTCTTCACCCATCTCAATCAACCATTCAATATCTCTGACGCGGCCTTTGATGCTCTCCGACTGAAACTCTAAGTCGATAATCTGGCGCTTCATCTCTATTCTTTTTTCAGACATAGCTATCCCCTGTCTTTCGGCTTATATAATGTCCAGTCCTTACAGTCAGTGGCGTCACAAACACTGCACTTAAATGTTCCGTCCGCTTCTGCATAGCTGTTGCCGCAAGTCCTTACGGTCATCTCTTCCGGCATAGCGCCATGCCAACACGCATCCCTTTTGAAGCACCCCTTGCACCGCCAGTCGCTTTCATCTGTTGCAATCTTTGCGGCTTCGTTTGCGATGACCCTCTCGACTTTTGTTGTCAGGTACGAAAACCTGATAATGTCGAAGTCGACAAACTCGTGGTGGTAAGCCGAGGTGTTCTTGTTGTATGCCACCAATACAAAACGCTCTATACCACTAAGACCCATCATGAATTGCATCTGGTCAAAGTAGTTTGGGTGACTGCCTTTAATCCCCTTGCGGATAAACTCTTTATGCTTGTTGTCGTTCATCGACTTAATCTCAAGCCCAATGGTAGCTTCATCAAGCTCAAGCAATCCGTCAGCATTACCCATAACCAGACCGCCGTAGCCTTCAAAACGCCACTGCTTCCCAGACATTGGGTCTTTCTCCATTACATGGAGTCCAGCTTTTCTCATGTCCTTTACGACGTCGTACTCAATACGATGGCCGTCACGGAAGATGCGAGCCAGTCGGCTGTCTGGTGGTGTGTCGGGGTAGCCTCGGAATGAGAAGGCGACTGACGCCTCACACTGTTGCCCGATGCCACTCGCACCAATATATTGCCGAGCCTTTTGCTTCCTTGGCTTTGCAAAGGCGTCTTCGATAAGCTGGGTAATATCAGTCATGGTCTCATTTCATATGTTAAGGGGGGCATTGCGCCCCCCTATTTTAGAACTAAAACGGAATGTCGTCGTCCAAGTCTTGCTTGGCTTCCGTCTTGTTTTCCGTCGGTGGCTTTGTTGATGAGCCGCCAATTTCGGCGGGGTCGAAGTAGCCCTTCACAGTCGACCCCTCACGTTCCTCGCCGTCTTTTGTGTATGTGTCGGAGACCACTGACACACCGGGCTTGAGACCTTTCATCGAAGCGATGTCTTCGGGGCGGTCAGGATTAGAGTGACCACCAAACGTGAGCAAAGCCTTTAGCTGTTCACGACCAATTCGTGTCGCCTTCTCCGAGGAAGGAACGTGTACGTTTATCCAAGAGCGGATTGAACCACGCCCAGATAAATCGTTAAATGTAACTTCGATTTGCTTGCCACCTGTTCTGGTGTCACGCAGTTTTGCTTCAGTCACTTCGCAGTGGTAACGACCCGGTGAAAGGGTTGTGCTACCGCTTGATACCTCAAGTGACGAGAGGTTTAATTCATTAAATGAGAATGACATCTAGGTCTCCTGTTCGTTAATTTTGGCGAAGTCTTCGTCACTCATGTCCATCTTCTTGAACAAGTCGACGATGCTTCCTGTTTGCTCAACCGAGCGTAGTCTGCGCTTTTCATCACGCACCTTGCCTTTCCAGCCCCGCACTTCTTCGGTCACGACATAGCGCACGACCTTCTGTCCATCAGACTGGTTGCCCGACGTATGCCGAACACCACAGAAAACGCAGTCGAAAATTCCGGGTAGCTGTTGCATTGAGGCTTTGCCATCAATCATTGGCCAGTATTCGGTATTGCCATTATCGTCTGAGTTTTCTTTGGCTAGAGCAGTAACAAGATAGTGCATCGGCATATCCCGTATTGCCTTACAAGCACCGACTAACTGCGAAGCGTGGGTTGCCCATGCCTCAAAGTTGTTTGCGGGCTTGCCCTTTTTCTTAGCATCCGCTTCAGCCATAGCTTCAGCATACTGCTTTGAGTAGTTCGACAACTCAGTCAAGCTGTCGATGCCTACCCACTTGTACTCCTTCGCTTTGAAGTCGTCCGTCCGCATCCACTTGAAGATGTCGACGAAAGAATACTCACCCTTATCAGGATTTGTTTCGCCGCCCCATGAGGTGAATGGAAGGTAGTCGATGCCAGCGGAGCGGATAGAAGACAGGCCGCTCTCGCCAGAAATGATGAAGCCATTACCGTAATAGTTTTGGTAATGCTGGAATTGGGTGGTCTTCCCCCAGCCGTGGTGTCCATATAAAAGACACTTACGATACGAGGTTGTGTGGTCTCTTGTGTTCATAGGATTAAACATCAGTTGTTCTCCGTCACGGTGATTTTTGCCGCGCCGGGTTTCCGAGTGAGGGCTGGAAGAAGGACACGCTTGTCTTCGTCGTCAAGCCCTTGGAACTTACGCTTATCAACCGTCATTTTTTTGGTGACATGGGCAGGGACTTCACCATCAGTTGGATAAAGGTCAGCGATTAACTCACTATCCCAAGTCCATCTCTCAGGTCTGCTCACGGTGACAGTCAGTTTGTTTCCGACTGCTTGGGTTTGTTCGCCAGATTGCTCAACAAATTCTGCAAGAATTTTATCGCTAAGCACTGACATTCTGTTCTCAATGGCTTCCTTGCGCTCGGCAAGAGTTCTCCATTCATCACATATTTTGGTAAATTCGTCCGGTGTATCGGACGTACTCCAATCGCTCATGGTCACGGTCTCCTTAACTTATTTGTAACGTGACCTTAACGTACAACAGTCACACTACTTACACAACCATCACCCATCCAATTTTGTGTAGGATATTGCACAGAAGCGTTGCGGTTGTGTCACAAGGAACGTAAACATGTAGCTATCAACCCACTTAGGAGAAAGAAATGAGTATGCAATTCAACGTGAAGCGGCTGGTTCAAGATTGTGGGGGAGTCAGGGCAGTCGCAGAAATCATGGGCAAGACTAGGACTGCTCCCTATCGAATGATGCGGACCAATTATATGGGAACCAATGTTCTCGCAAAAGTTCTGGCGGCCAATCCATCACTTAACCTTAACGACTATTTTGAGAAGACAGGTAATGACAACACACACACACAATGACAGTGAGTATTCAACATGGTTTGAAGACTTACATGAAGAAGCCATCAGAGCTATCGACAAGGGATGGAACATCATTCCTATCTCAGTCGCCAGCAAGAAGCCTTTAATTGGCTGGAAAGAATACCAGACTAAGTCGGTTGAGCTAGAGACAGTTGAGGACTGGTTCGAGAACGGCGTCGAGACAAGCACAGGACACAGGGTCAAGCCCTTTAACCTTGCGGTTTTGACAGGTGCAATAAGTGGAATCGTAGTCGTCGACTGTGACAACATTGAGTCAGTGCATTACGCCGAAAGAAACAAACTTACGTCCCCCTTCTCTGCCCGCACCACACGAGGTAGACACTTTTACTTTACTCACCCCCAGAACGGAACACGCTTTGGGAACAAGGTAGGTAACAACCCTCGCGACTGGCCAAGTGTAGATGGCTTAGACTTTCGCGGGGATGGTGGGTACGTCTTGATGCCGCCTTCAGTGAAGATGAAGGATGGAGAAATCGTTTCCCAGTACAGGTGGGAGACGCCAGCAGGTCTTGATTGGGAAGACTTAGACGCTCATGTCTGGAAGGGAGCGCCTAGTGAAGTCGACGCACCAGTAGAAGGTGAGTTCAGCTTTGGTTCTTTGAACCTTGAGAACGTCAAGCTGTTCAACCCTGATGAGGGTGCGCCATTGTACGAGCAAACCAAGATGCGTGTAGCTCATCTAGGTCGAAAGCTCGGTGAAGGCGATGCGACTGACTCTCTGATGGTGAGCTTTTGCGGGCAGAAGGTTCGACTTGGTTTACCAGCAGAGGACATCTGGACACAGGTGAACCAGTTTCATGATGAGTTCTTTGACCAGACTGGCTACACCAGAGATGCAACAGAGCGTTGGCTCAAGGAGAAGATTGCTTCTGCGTACTTTATGGACAGGCGCAACCATCCAAAGGATTACGATGCTGATGGCAAACGAGTAGTCGAGAAGAAAGAGGATAAGAAGGTACGCCTTGGCCGACTTCGCCCCGTAGTTTCTGCTGATGTCGACAGACTATTGGATAGCCTTGGCGACGTAGAGTATTGGGCTGACCCCCTCATCCCCGCCGCCACCATCACACAAGTTGTAGGGTACAATGGTCATGGTAAGTCGTTCTTCCTTGCGGCGCTGTTAAATTCAATGGCCGCTGGCAAGCAAGAGTTCGGCCCCTATGCCACACCGAAGCCAGCTAAAGTTTTCTACATGGACTACGACAACCCAAGTCGTACAGTTCTGCACCGCTTCCGTGGCTTCAATCAAATGTTTGGCGACACTGGTGACAAGTTCAACATGTGGTCTCCAGCTTTGATATCATCAGAAGATGGCGGCGAAATGAATCTTGCCACAGAGGATGGGTTCAAGTTGTTGGGTGAGTGGCTTGAGGTAGTCGAGCCTGACGTTGTGGTAATCGACACAGTTCGTAACGCCTTCGGCGGCATGGAAGAAGCATCAGCTTCCGAGTGGTT